GCGAGGTTGACGAACGGGTCCATGCCGTCAGTTTGACGTGTGGATTCGCACGACCACCCGCGGCCGCTTGTTGACCGGCAGGATGTTGGCCTCGGTCATCAGGTCAATCCACCGGCCCTTCGCGTCCATCTGCTGACGCGCATAGATCGGCTGGCCGATCGTGTTGACCGCCTCCAGCAGGTCCGCCGGCGCGCCGTAGGTGCGGAACGTGTCGATCGTCCCGAGCGGAAACGCGACGCCCTCGTTTGCCGGGACCAGCCGTTCGCTGCTCCCGCCCGCAAGCGTGACGGCGGCGTTGTATTCCTCGAAGACGATCCCGGCGAAGGGGAAGTTGCGCCGCACATCCTCCCGCAGAGGCTGCGCGCCAGTCGAGGCGTAGAACTTGTAGGCCTCCTCGGTCTTGGGGTGCGCAATCAGCTTGTCGAAGAACTCGCGGCTGACAAGCGCATGGACCGAGGTCATCGTCTCGCCCAGCAAGTTGTCCTCGATCGCACGAATCACCTCGCGGACCTTGCCCTGCACGTTCGTGCCGGGAGTGCCGAGGACGAAGTCCACCGAGATTTGCGTGAGGCCAAACTCGGTGAAGTAGTTGTAGAGCGTGGTCCCGGCCCCGTCCTTCACGATGCCGCGCAGCGCGTTCATCTCCATGTACTCGCGCGTCTGGGCATGCTTGCGGCGCATCAGGAGTAGCTTGCGGTTCATCACCTCGACCAGCGGATCGCTCTGACCCGAGGATCCGAGCGCCGGGATGCCCTGCACGTCGCCGACCGTGATGACGTCGTCATGCGGGATGTGCGGGATCGCAAAGGACCGCATCGAACGCCCCTCGCGTGTGCCGACCGTGGCGGGCGCACCCCAGGGCCGCGAGGGCAGAAGCTGCAGCGTCCCCTCGTACTGCTCGATGATCACGCTGCGCTGCGTGACGCCCTCGAATTCGAACAGGCCCAGCTGGCCAAGCCGGGTGTAGAGGTTGGGCAGGATGTTGATGGCCTGCGTCATCTCCGCCAGCGAATAGCCGCCGGCGTCGAAGGGATTGCGAACGATGGTCATGGCTTTGCTCCGTCAGGAATCGGGGTCAGGCGTTAGCGCGCGCGACGATGCCGACGGCGGCAAGCTGGCCCCATTTGGCCTCGCGCTTGGCCGCGTCGTCAACGCTGGCGTGATAGGTCAGCGCGCCGCGCGACACGATCGCGGGGCCGCGCGTCACGACAACCCCGGTGCGGTCGCCCGCGGTCGCATCAACGGCCTCGATCAGAACCGCGACCGCCGTCTGCGATCCGTCCGAACCGGTCGCCGGGCTCAAGGTGTATTTTCCGTTCGCCGTGATCCGGCCGAGCACGGCACCGACCGGGTAAGCGGTGCCCGCGAGCAGCGTCACCGCCTCGCGCGTGTAGTTCTTCTCGAGATCGAACTTCAGGACGTCGCCCTCGGTGGGCGCCTGGTTCAGCGTCGGCATGTTGTCCTCCTGTGGATGCCGGGTGGATCAGCGACGGCGCCCGCCGCTGCAGTCTGGGGGTCAGGTGACGGCCCGCCTGGCCTTCTCGGCCTCTGCGGCGGCACGTGCGCGGGCGACGATCGGGCTTTCCGGGGGCTTGCCCGGCGCCGTCGCACGCTCGGGTGTGACGGCGGTAGCCTCTGCGCGGTCCGCAAGCGCCGCCAGAACCTGCCTGCGCAGCGCATCAGCGGTCATGCCCGCACGCATCGCCGCGGCGACGTCGACGGTAACCCCGAGGCGTGCGGCCTGCACGCCCACCTCCGCCAGCGCCGCCGCCTCGACGCGCGACACAACCGGAGAAAGGGCGTTGCCCGAAGCCGCAGCACCGGTTGCGGTGGCGGGCGGCGTATCTGTTTCGTCAGGCTGCCCGGTCGTGGTCGCCTCTTGCAGCCCGGCGTCAGTCGTCGTCTCGTCAGTCATGAAAAGCTCCTTCCTCGTGGTGGTGCCGCGGTGCGCGGCGTGGACCGGGAGCGCGCCAGCGCGCGCGCCGGTTGCGGGCTTGACGCCGTGACCGGCCCCGGCCCGGGCTTCGCTCGAAAACTGCTCAAACGCGGCGCGCAAGTCCGCCACCTCGTCCGCAAGCCCGGCGGCCACGGCATCCGCCCCGCGCAGGATCGCGGCCTCGGTGGCCAGAGCAGCGCCGCGCGGCATCCGCGTGCCGCGACCTGCCTCTACCGTTGCGGCGAAAAGTTGCCGGACGGACTCAAGATCGGCCTGCCACTCGGCACGAACCGTGTCAGCCAGCGGCTCAAACGGGTTGCCGTCAACCTTGTGCGCCCCGGCGTGGATCAGCGTCACGGCATAGCCGCCATCCTCCAGGGCGCCCGACATGTCGACATGCATCGTCACGACGCCGATGCTGCCAACCTCGCCAGTGCGCGGCAGGATGATCCGATCAGCTTGACTCGCAATGGCATAGCCCGCCGAAAGCGCTGCTTCAGCGACAAAGGCGCGCAGCGGCTTCAATGCCCGCGCCGCCCGAATCCGGTCCGCAAGGTCGAACGCGCCCGCAACCTCGCCGCCATGGCTGTCGATCTCAAGCGCGATTCCGGTCACCGCAGGATCCGCAAGCGCCGCGTCCAGTTGCGCCGCCAGCCCCTCATAGGACGTCAGACCCGAGGACTCCCCGATCCAGGCGCCCCGGTGGACGAGCGTGCCCGTCACCGGGATGACCGCGATTCCGTGGCGCAATGCAAACGGCCGCCCGCCCTCGCCGCGCGCGACCTCGCCGCCGAGGATCGAGGCTTGCGGACGCGGTCGATCCAGCCGCGCGGCCACATGCGCAGACAGGGTCGGCTGCTCCGAATCTGCCCGGCCCAATACGGCTGGCAACCCGAACGCAGGCTGCAGCGATTGCCCCATCCCATCCGGCAACCGAAGCTCGATCCGCCCCCCGGCAACGCGCGCGCCGAGCCCCGCAAGAATAGCGACGGCCTTGCCGGGTTCGATCAGCAGCGGGCGGTTGAACATCCGCGCGGCAATGTGGGGCATCAGCATCTCAATCCTCCACGCCGCCGATTGGCGCTTGCTCGTCGTCGCTCTCGGGCTGGTCTTCGCGGTTCGACTGCCCGGCCGCCTGACCGCCCGGCTGCGCGGGCGCCTGTGCGGGCGATCCCGGCCGCCGGAAATCAAGGCCCAGCGCGCGCTCGCGCGCCCGCTCGGCCGCAATCTCGCGGTCAAGGATCTCCGCGTCGTAACCGCGCTCCGAGACGGCCTGTGTCCGGCTCTTGAGGCCAGCCTCGATCAGCGCAAGCTCGGCATGCACGTCCTTGAGCGGATCGACCCAGTCCCAGCGGTCGGGAAGCCACGAGCATGCAAGATACTCGCCCCGCCGCCGCTCAAACCCCGGTAGCGCCAGCGCGCCGCTCAGCACGGCCAGGTCCATCCAGCGCACCCAGACCGCCCGGCAGAACTGGTGCACCATCACCCCGTGCTGCCACGCCGAGACGCGGCGACGGAACTCCACGAGCCCCGCGCGGCTGTTGGCAAAGGACGCCTTCGTCAGATCCTGTGCAAGGTAGGCATACGGGATCCCGAGCGCGGCCGAAATCTGCAGGAGCGTGCGAAACTGAAACGGCTCATAGGTCGCGCCGCTGTCGGCGGGATCCGCAACCTTCACGTCCTCACCCGGCTCAAGGCGAACGACCTGTCCCGGCGCAACCTCAAACCCGTCGTCCGACGGCTCACCCAGCGGGTTGTCCTCGTCGGCCGGCGACGTGATGAACATGGCATACATCGCCGCGACCTTTTTCCGGTCAAGCTCGGCGTCGTCGTACTGATCAAGCAGGAACAGCTTCACGATAGCCGGAGCAAACCGCGACACGCCGCGCAACTGGCCCGCTTCAACGGGATCGATCACGTGGATGACCTCGCTTGCCGGGATCCGCACCGTCTCGCCCGCAAGTCCGGGATCCGTGCTGTCGGCAGGATGCCGCCGGTAGAAATGATAGGCGACACGCCGCCCGATCCCGTCGAACTCGATCCCCTGCCGGATCGGCCCCGCGGTTCCGGGTCCGCTCGCCTGCATCGGCAGCATCTCTGACGGCAGCATCTGCAGCTGCAGCGGCACGGACAGCCCGTCGTCGGCGCGCCGCGGGCGGAACCGCACGAAAGCCTCGCCAGCGATGAACACCTCGCGCGCAATGCGCCGCTGCAGACCGTAGAAGTCCGTCAACCCTTCGGCATCCGCCTCGTCGGTCCAGGCAGACCAGAGCCGCTGAATGGCCTCCTTGCGCCCGGCAGACCTGATGCCGGACGTCGGCTTGATCCCGGCACCGACGGCATTCGCGGCCCAGCTTTCAACCGCATTGGCGGCATAGCCGTTGTTGCGGACCAGCCATCGCGCCCGGGCGTTCATGTCAGGACCGGCCTGCGCCATCAGCGCGTTCACATGCGCGCGCGACGGCCGAAAGCCGCGCAACCGACGGTTTCCCAGCGCGCTGTCAAAGCCGCCGATCCACGCGCCAACGCGCCTGCG